GGGCGGTGGGGCCGGTCGGGGAGAAGAAGGTTGACCCGGTGCCCCCCAGGCCCGGGGCCAGGAGCCCGGAGGCCATGGTGGTCAGGTTCACGCTGCCCCAGGTCGGAGCACCTGAGGCATTGCCGATCAGCACCTGAGCAGTGGTGCCAGCCAGGGTGGTGCCGAAGCTCGTGGTCGTGGAGGCGTAGGGGATGCCATACTGCGTGTATGGGCCAGCAAACCCAGTGCCACCGTGATTGGTAGGGACATTCCCGCTGAGGGCGGCCACTTGGATGTTGGAGACGTTGAGCGCATCGAAGACTGGCTGGGTTGACCACGTGGGAACGCCCCCAGCACCAGTAGGCCCAGACATGAGGATACCAGCCGCGTTGGCAAGCCGCGTTGGAGATCCGACTGGGTTGACGGCATAGATCATATCGTTCTGAGCCGTCATCGGGTTGGTAAGTGAAGACCCCCATGACAGTGTGCCGCTGCCGTTGTTGGTGAGCACACCTGCCGCGTTGGCCAGTGAGCCAAGCACAGTGATGATCGCGGGAGTGCCAGTGACTGGCCATGAGGCAGATCCAGCGCCCCATGAGAGGCCACCGCTGCCGTTGTTGGTCAGGACGCCAGCCGCATTGAGCAGCCCCCCCAGGGTTGAGAGGATGGTGTAGGCCACCTGGTAGTAGGAGGCCGGCTGGCTGTTGAGGTGCGCCGAGTCGGCCGCCTGGGCGCTGGTGCCCAGTTTCCCGGCCAGGGCGGTGTTCAGGTCGCTCTGGCTCGACAGGGTGCCGGTGATGCTGCCCCAGGCCGCCGCGCCCGCCGATGGGGTGTAGTAGCCCAGGACGCCGCCCGAGACGCCCAGAAAGGTCCCGTTCGCGCCCAGGGCCTTCCGGACGGGGGAGCCGGCCGTCCCGCCAATGATGACGTCGCCGACCGCCGTCATGGGGTTCGCCATGCCGCTGCCGCCGCCGGTGGTCAGAGAGCCGCCGGTCACCGAGACCGGAGTGGTGGTTGCCGTGGTCCAGGGGCTCGGGAGCTTAGACAATGGGGGTGCCTCCCTTCATGTACGCCTTGAACGTCACCGGCCCGGTCTGGCCGCCCAGGTAGACCGAGCGCACTGCGGCCTGGATCGCCGGGAGGGTGGTGCTCGCCTGGAAGATCACCCCCAGCGTCCGGAAGGTCCCGTCCGGGCTGGCCTTGGGGCTGAACAGCCAGAACGCGGAATTGTTGGCCCCGGACGCGCCCTGGTACGACCAGGTGCAGGTGTTGTCGGTGATGGTCGAGCCTGTGCCAGTGGGGCCGCCCGAGCCGGCCGAGGTCCCGGCGCCGGTGCACTGATAGCAGTTCCCGCCGTTCAGGACCACGTCGCCCGAGGCGTAGGCGTGGGAGGCCACCCAGGCGTTGGGGATCCACCAGGCGACCACCTCGAAATAGTCCGGGTTCGGGCACCCCGGGGCGAGGCTCCAGTTGAGGGTGAGCGTCCAGGACTGGTAGATGACCGGGGTGGATCCGCCCGAGGAACTGCCGCCGCCGTCGCCATTGACTGGGTACATTAGCTCACCGTCCAGGTCACGTTGATGGGTTGCGGGTAGTTCGGGATCGACGGGGTGAAGGTCACCGCCGAGACGCCGGCCAGGGTCTGCATGTTCTGCCCGAAGATGTTGAACGACAGGAATTTGAAATAGACCGGCAGGCCGTTCCGCGACTGGGGGAGGGTGAACTGGAGCGGCACCGAGTCCAGGAAACACCAGCTCGCGCCGCTGGCGTGGCTGGAGATCGTCGTGCCGTAGCAGCCCCGGAACAGATTGGTCAGGTTGTAGGTCCCGGAGGTCACCAGGGCCGAGTTGGTGTAGGCGATCAGCTCGCCATCCACCCAGAGCATCCCGTTGAGGTCGGCAGCCACCGCCGAGCTGAGGCTCACCAGGGCCGGCTGGCTGGAGGTGACCTGGACCGCCTGGAGGGTGTTGGTGGTGTCGCTGTAGGTCGCCGAGGTCGGCAGGGTCGCCCCGAGCGTCCCGCACCGGCAGGAGTTGGAGATCGTGCCCAGGAGGCTGTATGTGGCATTGTCGTAGCTCACCCACACCTGGCAGCCGCCCCAGATGGAGCCGCCGGCCGCGCCGATGATGACCTCTGCCTGCCCCGACTGGGAGTAGAGGGCCGGGACGTTGAAGATGACCGGGGAGGTGTTGCCTGGGGCGGCGTTGAAGTTCGGGCCGCCGCCGGAGGAGCTGGCGACCTGGTAGGTGGCGGCGTGGCCGGTCCCAAAGGGCCACTGCTCGGCGGTGATGGTCATGCCCTCGGTCTCCCCGGCCTCGTCCGGGTAGTCGATGCTGACGATCCGGCAGATCACCCCCGCGAGGCCCTGGTTGGGATCGGTGATGGAGATGAAGTCCATGGGCTCGAGCAGGATGTAGCGCCAGCCCACCTGGAAGGTGTAGAGGTTCCGGATGTTCACCTGGCGCTGGCCGGCGATCTGGCTGATCAGCAGGGCCAGCTCCGAGCGGGTGACCATGTTCAGGGTCAGGCTGGAGCCCACCCTGGTCCCGTTGACCTGGGCGTCCAGGGGCTCGGAGACCTGGACCAGCGAGGCGGCGTAGCTGTTCGAGGTCCCGTCCGGGTTGAACGCCCGCCGGTCCAGGAACTGCACGGGGACGGTGTTGTAGGTGTCCTGGAGGCTGACCCGCTTGGTGGTGACCGCGTCGTTCCCGGTGGGCCGGCCCTCGTTGTCCACGACCCCCAGGAAGTCGTCGTAGCCCAGGGCGTAGATCGGCGTGGTCGCCGGGGTGTAGGTGACGCCGTTGGCGGTGACCGGCATGTCCCCGTAGGGGATGACGTTGATCTGCATGACCCCGGTGGAAACTTCGCTGAGGATCATGTCGCTGTTGGAGGCGGTCAGGATGTCCTGGATGTGGGCCAGGGCGCTGCGCCTGGTGGTGAAGGCCGGTGAGATGGCGATGCCCAGGGCCGTGCAGTAGGTGTCGTAGCTGGCGGCCGTGGCAGGGGCCAAGGGGGCGAGCCAGGCGCTGGGCCAGCCGGCCCCGTAGTATGGGTTGGTCAGGAAGTCGGCGATGATGTTGCAGGGCCGGGCGTCCATGGCGCTGGGGAAGTAGGGGTCGGCCACCGTGGCGTAGATCGCCTTTACCTCGAAGGTCAGCAGGGGCAGCGTGGCCGAGCTGGTGAGCTGGCAGTTGGGGATCCCCACCCAGGCCATGCCGCTGTAGGTCATCTGTTGATCCAGCGGGTAGTTCGAGGTGATGTAGCTCCAGATCGGGTTGGTCCGCGGGCCCATGCTCATGGTCGCCCCGAGGTTCGTGACCAGGGTGGTGCCGTTGAAGGAGGTCAGGACCGAGGAGATCGGCCCCTCGCAGAGCACGAGCTGCACATCGGCCGAGTAGCTGAAGGAGCCCGACTGGGAGCCGAAGCCTTTCCCGGTGCTGGACTGCCGGGCGCTGAAGCCCCGATACCAGACGAGGTTCGGGGAGATCTTGGTGGTTCCGTAGACGATGGGCAGCGGGAGCCCGTACTGCGAGGCCGGGACCTGGATGCCGTTGTAACTGGGGGAGGAGATCCCCGCACCGCCGCTATCCATCATGTTCGCTCCAGGGGCTAAAGAACCCGGCCAGACGGGTGTGCAGTTGCTCGGTCATCTCGACGTTGGCGAGGGTGACGCCGATCCCGGCAGTGCTGTGGATGATCAGCGGCCACTGGACGACGATGCCGCCGTGGGCGATGCACCGGCCCCACCGGAAAAGGACGATGTCGCCCGGGCCGGGGGCCTCGACCGGGCGGGACCGCTCCTGGACGATGCCCAGATACCGCTCCTCGCTGCGGTGAAGGTGCCAGTCGTTGGGGTATTCGCCCGGGTCGCAGTGGGGCATCACCCCGGCGCGCTCGTAGACCTCGGCCAGGAGCATCCCGCAGTCCACGCCCACGCCCTTCACTCTTGAGTGATGTGCATAGGGAGTTCTGAGCCAGGTCATGGCCTCCTGGACGACGGCCTCGCGGGCGGCGGCGCTCATAGGGCGGTGGCCGGTGGCGGGATGGCGGGGCACCCCCGGAAGCGCGGCGAGTTGCCGCTAGCGGTGCCGGTGATGCCCGTCCCGACGCCCGTGGCGATGAAGACGACCCCGACCGTGTTGGCCGTGGCGCCGATGGTGGTGAAGCTCGTGCCGCCCGTGGTCAGGATCTGGTACTGCTGGCCGATCACGAAGTTCGGACCGGTGGTGACGCCGAAATTGAGGCACCCGAGCTGCCCGTTACCGGGCGGGGAGGGGTTCCGGGAGCAGCCCGGGTAGATGCTGTAGGCGTCGCCGTAGGAGGGGACGTTGGGGAACGGCAGGGAGGTGGTGATCAGCCCGGTCCCGCTCCCAGCATACGCCTGGACGGCCCGGGACAACCCGGCGTTGGCCCCGCTGGTGAAGGTGATCACCCCGCCGACATAGTAGCCGGCCGTCTGGGGGTTGCCGATGCTGAACTGGTTGGCGCTGGGGACCACCGTGGCCGTCACCACGCCGGTCACGGTGTAGGCGGCCTTGGAGACCCCGCAGCCAGCGTCGTAGATCAGGTTCGCGCAGGTCGGCTGGAGCAGGACGTGGGGCATCTGCTGGAGGTTGAGCAGCTCCAGGACGCTCTTGACGTGGAGGACGACCTGCATGGAACCGACATCAACCGAGGCCACGGTGCCCAGGAACAGGCAGGGCGCGCCGACCACCGAGGACCAGGTGCTCAGGAAGGCCCGCTGGACCAGGATGGTGGCCTTGTCCAGGTAGCCGTTGATGCACTGGAGCTTGGCGTTGAGGCCGCCCAGGAGCGCGGTGGTGCCGCAGAAGAGGGTCAGGTCGCAGGTCTGCACCTCGAGGCCGCGCATGGTCCGGATGGTGCCGCGCTTGAGGATGGGCTGGGTGCCGTTGTCGTTGGCGGGGGTGAAGGTGTTGCCGCCCCAGGACAGGGGGACGTCCGCGCTGGTCCAGTAGAGCTTGCCGCCGCCGCTCAGGGTGATCGTGTAGAGGTCGGCCATCAGGAACTGGCCGCCGCCGAGCAGCAGGGTGTTCAGGGATCCGGTCGTGGGCTTCATTTGACGCTCGCCAGTTTGATCGAGCCGCCCTTCCAGACGAGGTTCACGATCTGCTCGAATGTGAGCGAGTCCTGATCAAATCTGACCCGCCGCCAGAAGGACCCGGTCCAGGTGAGGATGGCGTTGAGCAGGGGGGCCACGGCGAAGGTGACAACGCCAAGCGAGAGGGTGTAGTCGGTGACGGTGACGGCGGTACCGGCCGTGGAGATCCAGGAGGTGGAAGAGGTTCCAGCCTCCGCCTGCCATCCAAAGGCGTCCACATAGCCCGATCCCGCCGACCCTCCTGCCGTGTGTGCATCGACGAGGGTCTGGTAGGTGGTTGCGGCGGCAAGGCCAGAAACGACAATTTGCACCTTCGTCCAGGTCCCCGCAATGAGGCCCGAGAGGTTCACTACGTTCCCAACCAAAACGGCAGAGCCGGGGCCGGAAATGATATTGGTGGAGACGATGGTTTGAGCGGTGGAGAGGATATTGTCGAAGACACCGATGGAGCTGGTCAGGTTCGTGCCGCCAGCTATCCAGATAGAGAAGACGTGGAGACCCGCCTGGGCCGTAACGAAGGGCTTGGAGAAGTATGCGTTGATCCCGCCCGTGTCCGTGATACGGACTGCACCCGTGAGGCCCATGGGATCCATCAAGGGGCTGGCCGCAACCGTGACGAAGTTCGTCCCACCCGTCGTGTTCTGGGTGGCGATGCGATTGCTCCGCGCCGTTGGATACATGAGCTGGTTCCCCTGCCAGTCCTGGCGGAACACCTGGACGCTAGCGGGGTTGGGGTAGAGGATCGGCTCGAAGCCGCTGCCGGCTGCCGGCCAGTAGCTCGGGGCGGAGGTGACGGCGGCGCTGGTGGTGGGGATGTATTCGGTCGCCGTGGTGCCCGTCTCGATCTGGGCGCCCCAGGCGTAGACGCCATACCCGACCGTGCCCGCATAGGAGCCGCCGGTCCCGTTGGGCTCGGGCAGCACATCCAGTCCGGTGGTTCCGGCCGCTGCCGTGTAGGTGATCGTGCACCGATACCAGCCGTTCCCGGCCGGGGTGATGGTGCTGTTCGTGATGCTCGCGCCGCACGCCCCAACCACAGCGTTGGTAAGGTCGAAGAACGCCGTCCCGTTCGCCAACCCGTGCGCCGCCAGGGCCACGAAGGTGCGCTCGGCCGCCTTGATGTAGACGCTGGCGGTGTAGGTGGTCCCCGACACCACCACGGCCGCCCCGGAGGCGTAGTGGTAGGCGGTGGTGGCGTCCTCAACCACCTTGTCAGCGGTCGGGGTGCCGTCCGGGGCCAGGGCAGCGTTGGCCGTGGTGGTGGTCGCGCTCTGCGTCCAGAGGTCCACCTGGGCCGAGTAGGTCAGCAGGTTCGTCCTGGGCACCGTGTAGTTCGGCCAGGACCCCAGCGCGTCCTGATACTGCCCCCCGGGCGTCCGCTGAAGTTGGAAGGTCGTGGCCGACCCGGTGCCCACCCCAAAGCCCATGCCGCTCACCGTGCTGTCGGCCGGGTCGGTGAACAGGAACGAGTCCCACCGCCCCTGGTGGTCCGCGAACATCCCCGCCAGCGACTGCATCTCATCGTAGACCGTCTGGGCAGAGAACCCCGACATCCTGGCGAAGTTCAAGGGGATCTCGTAGTTCCAGCGCGGATACGACCACCAGGACGCCCGCAGTTCCTTTCCACTCG